GCGTATTAAGACATTTGGTGCTGGAGTGTTTAGATGGGCTTCCCAACTTGGTGTCGCTATGTATGGACATTACGTTAAAGATGCAAAGAACTTGGATCAAGTGGTGAGCGAAATGATGTTGTACCCTGCTGGTGCAATCTTGTACCATAGAACTTTATTTGACCCAGTGACACAGGAGGCCCCTTTGAACCACATGTATAATACTCTTATCGACGATACCATAGCCAAACAAGGTATCTGGATCAACCCGCACATTTACGAGACCAAGACTGCCAGAGGTCACATGAGGTTGAATGCTGTTGTACAGACATCTATGGACACTGGTTATGGTAACGTGATAACTAGGTCTAGACCACAGGTTGTGAACACAGCTATATTTAGAGTGGGAGACCGGGCGTCCAAACGCATGCCGCTGGATATGGCTGGCATTCAATACGCCGATGAGGTCATCAATAATTTCATATTGTATGCTGTCAATCCTGAGGCTGTCTTGGATTATAACACCACAGCAGATGTGTACAATAAACTGGTCAAGGATGCTGGGGAGAGACATTACGCGGAGCGTTATGATGGAGCGGATATAGAATTTAAGCCCGACTGGCATACGATCCACTTCTCGTTGAAGGCCGCCATCAAGCCCATGAACTACACGAAGCAGTCCAGTCCTATAGGTCCGGGACAGGGTATAGCGAATTGTAATTTGTTGGTGACTACCAAACTTATATACATATGTAGATTGATGGTTAAGATATTTTGGCAAAGAATGAACCGCAACCCTGTGATTGCAATTATCAGTGACGATGGCTTGTCAGCCGAAGAATTTGTCAATATATTGCAACCGTATCTTAGCCAGGCGAAACTTAGTGGTGCAGCACAGATCATACTGGACGCCGTGAAGATGGACAAGGAACAAAAAGACTTTGATGAATATGTGGTCAAATCCGTCTTACACAGAACTACAGGCTGTCCTATGGAAATACTGGACTTTGCATTTGATCACATACATGATGCCAAACTGGTGAACCAAGACATTAGTATGAATTATGCTAAGCAAAACTCATCTGGTAATCCATTGACCAAGATAATAAACGAAATTTTAATGTTGGTTTATGGATTGTGGCTCATCCATTTTTCATTGCCGATGGTCATCACTGTCAAAGGTGACGATCAGAAAATGGATCCGGTGCGGGGAGAGCTTAACCCTGACCGTGTTCTCGCTTTGAGTGCCTACACCAAGGTAGGTATTTACGTTTGTGCACCTGGTGCCAACGAATTTTGCGGGTTCTTGGTGTATGACGAAAAGTTTGTTCCGAACTTTTGGAGATACGCCATCAGGTTGTCAGCCAAGGTATTCCATAGCTATGAACAATTTAAAGAGTACCAAATATCACTGAGAGACTTGGTAATGTTCTCGAGGAGGGTAGGCAAGGCAACTTGCGTTGCTGGCCTTTGTTACTATTTAGCACCTTGGGACGCTGGTAACTTGGAGTACATTGAGGCCGAGGCCGTCTATGACTTCGTGGTTGCTTGGGCATACGCCAGCAAGAGCCAGTACGAGAAATATGTCCCGACCAGATCTTGGGTCCCCATCACACATACTGTGGATGGTGCATTGAGCGTTAACTAGAATATACTAGCTATTATGTAGATTAGCTCCGTCCGT